ACAAATAGAGCGGAATAATGAGCACAGTTAGGAAATTGAACGGACACAAGGTAAACCCTGCAAATGACACACTTGAAATTGAAGTCCACGACGAGCCGGGAGTGGGTGGGGCAAATCACCTTTATGTGATTTACGGAATGGATATGCAGATGAATCCCTCTGCAACAGACCGCCAGCAAGACGACAAAACGAAAACGGAAATTGTTTTTCAGAATGGCCCGATCCCGGAATATGGGGTGAACGGAATTACGCAAGAAGTCCTGTTGGAAATCGTTGCTGATCGTCTGCGGTGTTTTCAGGCGGGCCCTTATGCTTGCAAGGCGAATGCCTGCGCCTTGACGCACATCGAAGTAGCACAACACTGGCTCCAGCAAAGGACGCTTGAAAGAATGCGCCGTGGAGTCGAAGGCACGCGCATCGTTTAACGCTACGGGTGAGCGGGCCTTGCCCGCCGGAGAAAAGCTATGACTGAACAAAAAACCATCGCGGCGGGCAAGGGTACTCTCGACCCGCTTGTTGTGCGTCTTTCCGATTCCGTGACGATCATTCACGGGGACTGCCTGGACGTGCTTCCGGTAGAGTGTGACGCTGTTGTGACTGACCCGCCATATTTCCTTCCTGCGGCCCACTACGCCACGCGGTCAGGATCAGCGCGAAGCCTGACAGACCTCGGCATTCTTGAACACTACTTCGCCGCCGTGTTCAAGCTGGCGGCGGAGTGCAAGGCGAAGTGGTGCTATGCCTTTTGCGATGGGCAAAGCTACCCGGTTTTCTACGCCACCGCCTATCCGCACTGGAAGAAACTGCGCCCGCTGATTTGGGACAAACAGACCAGCATCAACGGCTATGCGTGGAGACACCAGCACGAGTTGATCTTGTTCTGTGAGGCCGAATCAGCTCCGATAGTCCCGACAGGTGATGGCGACGTGTTGCGGTGCCGCGCCGTGCCGATTGCCGACCGCCAACACATGGCGCAGAAACCTCCCGAACTGCTGGCGCAACTGGTCAAGAAGGGCGACCCGCAAACCGTATGCGACCCGTTCATGGGGTCAGGATCAACAGGCATTGCCTGCATCCGCACGGGGCGCAAGTTCATCGGGATCGAGAAGGACGCCCGCTACTTCGAGATTGCGCGGGCGAGGCTTGAAAACGAACTGCGGCAGGGGCTGCTGCCTCTTACGCACAACAGTACGCTATGCGTCAAGACGGATAGCAGCGAGGCCACGGTGAGAATCGGAATCTTTCGTAAACAAAGGAAACGAAGTAAATATTCGGAACAAGCCATGTTGGTGCGGTAGCGGGAAGAAGACGAAACGCTGCTGCGAGAGTCCTGCGGCGAAGCAAGAACAGGTTGCGGCGGAGCGGGCGGCGTTTGCTGCTCGTCTGGCTGAGCGGCGGGCGCGGGTGACACAAAACAGGCGCGTAGCGGCGGACGTTATCGGCGCGGCGTTGGCAATCGCGGGAGGGTCGATATGAGCGAAACACAAGGTGCTGATGCTTCATTTTTTGACATGATGTATCCCACGGTGTATCCTACGAAGATGCCCAGCGAGCCAATCCTCACCGGAGGTTCTGCGGCTGACTGCCTTGCGGCTCAGGCACCCGATAAGGTGGGTTCCCCTTGCCAGTGTTGCTCCGGTCGCGGAGTCGTGCGAGCGTTTGATTATGGTACGTTAATGTCGAAGCAATCTAGTTGTCCCAAGTGCGGTGGTACAGGAATAGATATAGAGGTTGTCTCTGAAAACATGGCGGCCGGCGGTGTCGGTAGAGATGTGCGGGGGGCAACGCCTTTATACACAGCGATGAACTCCGCCAAATCTGAGGACATGATGGCCGACTACATCGGGGCAGAGAAGAGCGGCATCCCGAATATGACTATTGCTCATTCAGTGGGCGGAGATCGGTATGCATTGGTCGGATTTGGCGATGTCCACGAATGGACGATGCGCAATGATGTGGCATGGAAAAAGGTGAATGTTGAGTCCCCTCGGCTTGGAATGCAGGAGATAGACGTTTTGCGGATGCTGGCGGTCGCCCTGCTTCGTGAGAAACATGGAGACTTGTAATGAATCTGCGTTATTTGAAGTCGCCACAGTTTTCCCAGGGGGATCGTGTTCGGAACATGAGGAAAGACGTTAAGTTCGGTCGGAGCTGGGAGACGGGCTATATTGCGCTGATTATCCCTGCCGGCGTTGTTCCTTTGAACATGTTCAACCGTTATTTGAAGCAGCATGGTGTCTGCAAGATGGGCATGGCAAAATCTCCGATGATTCACAAGGAGCGATATATCGTGTGTGTCCGCAAAAAAGGCGTGAACTACTTTTACTGTCCGAGCAACAATAGCATTGAGAAACTGTGCGATTCTAAACCGGAGGGTGTTGTAGAATGAAGGCGGCAACACAGAAACGGTTGATTCAGTACATCCCGACACCGACGTTTCTTGAGTTTCACAACTGTCCTGAGCCGGTTCGCGGCATGATGGGGCATGTTGGCAGCGGGTCCTCTACCGGGTGCGTCTGGGAAATATTCCGATGTGCGTGTCTTCAGTTCCCGAACCCTATAGACGGGGTGCGCCGGACTCGGGTATTGGTGATTCGCAACACTTTCCCGATGCTCCTGAAGACGACAATACCAACGTGGCTGAACTGGTTTCCTGCGACCAAGATACATTGGTCTGCTCCGTTGAGCGGTGTCTGGGAAGGTGCCCATCCGTCCGGGGATGGGACAAAGATGGAGATACTGCTTGAATTCTATGCGCTTGACAGCGATGACGCTGCGAGGGGGTTGAAATCGTATGAAGTGACGATGGTCTGGGCGAACGAGGCTTGCTTTATGCCGTGGCGTTATCTGGCGAAGGCGTTTGAGCGGGTAGGTCGTTTCCCGCATCCGATCATGCTTGAGAACGGCGAGGAATTCAAGTTCAAGAGTTTCGGCATGATTATGGACACGAACCCGCCATCAGACACGAGCTGGTGGTATGACCTTGCCGAGGTGAAGAAACCGAGGGGGTTTAAGTTCTTCCGGCAGCCGCCGGCTGTGATCAAGTACCAGGAGAAAGACGGGCGGATTTGGTACGAGTTCAACAGAGGGCAGGTGCCTGGCATTCCTGCATGTGAAAATCTTCATCACAATGAGGGTGAAGAGTATTACATGAAGCAGACTCAGGATGGGGACCATGCCCGTATCCAGGTTGACCTGTGCGGGGAATACGGCACATCAATTGACGGTGACCCTGTTTATCCTGAGTACAATGATTTGCTTCACTATGCAGGGCGCGAGATCGAAATAAACTGGGGGCTACCGTTTTATCTGGGGACTGACTTCGGTAGAACGCCGAGTCTTGTAATCTGCCAGTTGTCCCCGACGAACCAGCTCCGCATACTTGACGAGATTTGTACTGTGAACTGCGGGGTGACACAGTTCACGAAAGACATTGTTCTTCCGAAACTGATCAACGAATACAGGATGCACAGCGTTCCGGTTTTTAATTTTGCTGATCCCGCCGGGAAAGACAAGGGGCAGACAGACGAAAAGACCTGCATCCAGATCATGCGGGAAGCGGGTATCAACACAGTGGCCAGCCCGGTTCCCGGCAACAGCTTTGTCTTGCGGCGCGAGTCGGTGTCAGAACGGCTCAGGAGCAACGCCGGGGGTCAGCCTGGACTTCTCATAAGCTCCAAGGCGAAGATTGTCAGGGCTGGTTTTCAGGGCCGCTACTACTATCGCAAGCTGACGGTGGCCGATGCGGGAGAAGAGCGGATGGCTCTGGAGCCGGAGAAGAATATGTTTTCACATCCTCATGACGGGTTGCAGTATGCCAGCTACGGTTTGACCTCTCCTTCGGTGAACAGTCTGTTCTCCGGGTTCCGTTATTCTCCCAAGGCAAAATATTCCGGCCAGATTGTTGTCGGGCCCGGGAGTCGCAATTTTACAAACACCGGCATGGATATGGCGGGGTACTGTTAAACTCTGTTGACGTTCTCTCCCTGTGTTGTTTAATCAAGACAAATGGGAGAGACGATTACACAGAATCCTGTTGAACAGGAAGAGGATGTTCTAAAGGGTGACTTCACCTTGCAGAAGCTTGCTCTTCATGTCACGCGAATCTTCAGGCAGAACGAAGAACACCGTCGTATTTCCGGCGTTGACGCGAAGTTAGCAAAATGCCATAGGCTTTTGCGCAGCGAATACAGCGAATCAGAGAAAGCCATCTTCAAAGAAAAGGGTGCTCCTGAGATTTTCATGCCGATTGCTGACATGAAACGCCGTGCAGCCTTCTCAATGTTCTCGGAGATATTTGCTGTTCCCGGCAACAAGCCGTGGACTATTGATCCTACTCCGGTTCCTGAAGTTCCCCAAGAGGTCACCATGAAGGCGGTTACGGTGACGATGAACGATTTTGCTGAGTATGCTTTAGCGACCGGTGTTGTTCCGACTCCCGAAATGGCTTTTTCTTATGCCAGCGACCGCATGGGCGAGATTCTTCAGGAAGAAAAGTCGTGGGCGAAAGTCAAAGCGGAACTGATGGAGTCGGAAGTTCACGACAAGATGGTTGAAGGCGGCTGGATTGACGCATTTGCTCAGTATTGTTCATATCTCTGTGCATACGGCACGGCAGTCATCAAGGGGCCGATAGAGCGGCTTGTCTATGCAAAGAAGCCTGTCCGGAGGAAGAACATAACTCGATTTGAGATGAAACCTGAAATCAAGTTGTCGTATGAGGCTATTTCTCCGTTTGACTGCTTTCCATCGAAGGGTGCCCGGAAGATTGACCAGGGTGATATGTGCATCCGGCGCCGCTACACCCCTTTTAAATTTCACATGTTCGGGAAGATGAAAGGGAAGAGCTGGCAGCAAGGCGCGATTCAGAATATTCTTTCCCGCTATCCTGACGGTGGTGTTTATCTGGATGTTGTCGGCGAAAACCTGCGGCAGGTCCGGGAGAACTCTTCTTCAGATCTTAACGATCAGTGTGTAATTGAAGCCATCGAGTATTATGGCGAGGTGCGGGGGAGCTGCCTTGAAGAGATTGGCTTTACGACGGACACCGAGAACAAGGCCATAAAAGACGATCAGTATTACGAGGTCAACGCGATTGTTGCCGACAGCAAGGTTATTTACTGCAAGATTGTTGAACCTCAGATAGGCCGCTGCCTTGCAAAGGGTGTGTTTTTTGATTCTCCTGATTCGTGGTGGGGCGATTCTCCGATTGAGAAATGTGAATCGACGCAGCGGATATGCAATGCGGCTGTTCGCGACTTGGTTGTAAACATGGCTCAGGCTTCGGGGCCGCAGACCGTCATCAAAGACATTTCTCGTCTTCATTCGTCATGCTCTCCTAACCAGAGTCCCTGGAAGGTCTGGCTGTTTGAGGCATCTGTCCTCGGTAACAGTGAGAATCCTCTGCATATTTTTCAGCCGAACAGCAATGCCAATGAGCTTTTGAAGGTGTTTGACTGGGGCATGAAGCAGGCGGACAACGATACGGGAATTCCTGCATACACCTACGGGGCGGCGATGGCCGGCGGCGCAGGACGCACTGCGTCAGGGCTTGAGATGATGCTGGAGAACGTCAACCGTGGCATAAAGACAATCGTGATGGAAACCGACAGAGAGGTTGTGCGGAATGTTGTGAAGCGGACATCTGACTGGATCATGCTCTACAGCGACAAGGAACAGATTAAAGGTGATTTTGAAGTCAATCCCAGCGGGGTTCTTTCTCTTATCTTCCGTGAAGGGGGGTCGGCGCGTCGTCGGGCATTCCTCCAGCTTCTTGCGAATCCTCTGGTTGCGCAGGCTGTTCTTCCGTCCGGGATTGCTGCGATTATCCGCGAGGAAGCAAAAACTCTTGAGCTGAATCCCGATGACATCATACCGAGCCGTGAACGGCTTCAGGAGCTTGACGAGATGGCCGTCATACAGCGGCAGGTTGCTCTTGCAAACAGCATGGCCGAGGCTCAGGCGGGTGCAGGCGGTGCAGGGATGCCTCCTGGGGCACCGCAGCAGCAGCAGCAACAGCAGCAGCAGCAGCAGCAGCAGCAGCAGCCAGCAGGGATGCCAAGGGCGGGGCTTGACGCTGCGATGAGCGTAGGGCCTGCTCCTGTAATGGGAGGTGAGGCATGAAGATGGTACAGCCTATGTCGAATGACTTGAAGCGAGACGTAGCTTCCCTGAAGGGCGACAGCAGATTTATCGCATACCTGGCATGGCTGGCAGAAAGCCGGGAGATAGCACACCAGCGGACCTACACAGTGCTGGAGCAGCCGCAGGTAAATTTCCTGCAAGGTGCCGCAAAAACGATTTTTGACGTGGTAAATGAGACTCACGAGGCTTTCGCCTTCACTCCGGGACAAGCCATCCCAGGTGCAGACGAACATCCCTTTGGAGACATTTAGCCACGCGACAACAACCGCTCATGGAATCCGGGCCGTTTTCCCGCTCCACAGGGCATCAGAGTTCCCTGCATTGGCTTGCAGGCACACTGAAAAGGAACGAAGAGATATGAACACACAGAACGAACCGAAAAACGACGCAGGAACACAAGTCTCCGCTTCTGAGAAAGCTCAGGGGTCGGCACCTGTTTCTACGGCGAAATTGTCACTTGGAGGAACATCGGCAGCCGGTGCCGACGACATTGAGAAGCTGCGCCAGGATTTGCAGCGCCACAAGGTTGAGGAAGGCAGGGTGAAAGCTCTGTCGAATCAGCTTCAGGAGCGCGAAGCAGAACTGGAGAGGATACGGGGGGAGAACGAAGAGCTGAAAAACGCGACTCGGAAATCTGCCGTTGATTTTCTTGATCCTGAACTTCGGGACAGGGTTGACGAAGACATCCTCAGCGCAAGCGACAAGATGATCAGAGGCAGTCATGACAGTCTGCTCAGTGAAATTGACAAGCGTGTCGCCCCGATTCAGCAGACGCTCGAACAAGAGCGCATGTCGAGGATCAAGGCCGAACAGGCTGCAATGGATATGCGGATTGACCAGCTTCATCCGGGGTTCGCGGCGGAAACCAACAAGGGAGGCAAATACTCCGACAAATGGGAGGCTTTTCTTGATGAAACCGATCCGGCAACCGGGGGGAAAAACGGTGTCATTCTTTCAGGTGCCTATAACGGCGGTCGTGTAGGTGGTGTTACCCAGATGATCAACTCGTTTATGGGATACGCCGGAATCTCTCGTTCGGAAAGCATGAAGGAGAATGCTTTTCCTGGTGCTAACGCAAATTATGTTGAGCCGCCCGTCCGGGCCGGGAACAAGCCGATTTACTCGCTGGCAGAGTACAACAAAATGCTGGCGGATTCTCGGGAAGCCTATTCGTCTGGACGGCAAACCGCAAAGGAGCGGCAGGCTCTGCTTTCAAAATTAACCGATGCAGCGAGAGAAGGACGGGTTGTCGTGAACGGCAGGCCGCAGGTAGGCGTGTAGTTTTCCGGTTATTCGCCCTGGCTCTTTGCTGCGCATTGAAAAGGACACAAAATGGCTATTCAGAGTGCAGGCGGGAACACCCTTTTGGGTTGGATTCCCGAGATTTATCACCCTCTGTTTATGGAAGTGTTTTATGACAAGCTGTTCATGAACCGCCTCTGTAACCGTGAGTTCGAGGGCGAGATCAAGGAGCAGGGCGATGTTGTCAAACTGCGGAAACTGCCGGCGGGCAAGACCTTCAAGTACAAGAAGGGCATGACTCTGCCGCATGTTGATATGGTGACTGAGGAAGATTCCTTCCCCATCAATCGCGCCCGTGCATGGGCATTCAAGATCGACACCGTTGACAAGCTACTGACTGACATGAAGGACGGCACGTCCAAAATTCAGGAGCAGTTTGACAAGCAGCTCGCGGAAGATATCGAAGTGGATTTCTTCTCCGATGTTCCGTCCCGGTGCCATGTGAAGAACCAGGGTTTGACGGCGGGCAATCGCTCTGAGTCGTACAACCTCGGCAGCGTGGCTATTCCCTTGGGCATTTCCAAGGCAACGCAGACTTCTGCGAACAAGTCATCCGCTGTTGATGCGGTGGCGGCAGCCGCAGCAACTCTGGAAGAGCAGCCTGGCGGCATGGGTGACGATCCGTGGATTGTTCTGCCTGTGTGGTTCAATCTGCGCATTCAGACCGGCGAACTGAAAGCCGCGAATTTTGCCGGCGACAATGTTTCGTTGCTGCGCAAGGGCGTGACTGAGGTTGGGCAACTGGCTGGATTTACGGTTTACACCTCGAATCTGATCAGCTTTGCGACTCAGTCCGCGCCCGAGGCTGGCACGAAATGCTTCAACATCATGTTCGGCGACCGGAAAGGCATCACGTATGCCGATCAGATCACCCAGAGCGAGGTGAAGGGCATTGAGAACGGTTTCGGTCAGAAGTTCCAGGCATTGCACACGTATGACTGGAAGGCTACCTATCCGACTCGTTTCGGCAATATGTATGCCTATGCGCTGTAATATGCGCTGTCATTAACCCGGCTGCGGGACCAGGCGACTACTCCCCTGTGTCCCGTGTCCGACAAAGAGGAAGAACAAGAATATGGCTAATACTCTTACAGTGAAAACGGATTTTGTCGAAGGCATCTCCGTTGGATGCGACGGGTTCAGTCCCGTTGTGAGGAAGCGTTTTGATACGTCCGTGCTCGGCATGGCGGCAAACGCTCAGATCGTGGCGTTTAAGGTGCCCGAGGGGTGCATTATCCGTCATGTCATCGTTGACGTGAAGACGGCGGGAACGGCAACTATTTATGTCGGGAGCCATATCGGCGCCTTGACAGCGGGCGACACCGACCCGGAAGATTACACCTCCGGCGATGTGATTAACCTCGCGACGCCTGGGAAGCACATCGTGGAGTCGCCTGCCGTTGCCATCATCGCGGCGAATCACTACGTGGTTGTGAATCCGCAGGCTGCTGAGTCTGCGGCCGTGTTCGATGTACTCGCCGTTGTCGAAGTGTTCGACGTTGACGCTTACACGAACTAAAGCACCCCCCGACCTGTGCCGGGGTTCCTGTCACGGAGCCATAGGAGAAGATAAACGTGACAGACATTTTTCAAGAAGGAAATTGATCATGAGTCCAAATTATGTGATGAACACCAAGGCCGGTGACTACAGAATCCTGATTGCGAATGAAGAGATTCTTGCCAATCCCGACTATATTCCGATCACGGAAAAAGAGTTTCAGGCGATGACCAAAGGGCACGTCACCGGGCCGAAGATTCTTCAGAACCGCTTTTTGCAGGAGCGCATTGAGCAGGCGAAGGCTGCTGGGCTGGTTGAGGGAGATGCCCCCCCGGTCAACACGGAAGACCCGGTTGACGCTAAGTCCTTCATGAACGGCAAGTCTTCCAATGACCTGAAGGCGATTGGTAAAACTTTCGGCTTTGATTTCACTGTTGAGACTCGGCACGAAATGGCGACGAAGATCACAGAGAAGATGAACGGCAAATAATCGGGAGTCTGTTTTATGTCCGTCACGGTCAAAATGCTTGAAGATTCCGTCAGGGAGATACTACTTGATATCAAGCCGGCGCATTATCGCTGGTCCCCTGATGTAATTTTCAGAGGCATCCGTGACGGGATAAAACGGCTCCACAGCGTTCGGCCTGAGTCCAGATATTTCGGGATGATGCTTGTTGCGAACTCCTTTCCTGATGTTGACGGGGCTCTGGATGAAGAGACGATTACTACAGTCAGAGAGACACAGGTTCTGAGAGACGAGCGGTGGGTTGAGGCCGTGGTTTATTACGCCGTTCACAAGGCATATCTTTTTGATAACCCCGACACTGCCAACGACAGCCTTTCAAACCGCTATATTGAACTTTTCAAGGAGATTGCCGCAACATGAGCACGTCAGTAGATGAATCTCTGTTTGATCCTGTTACGACTCCTGCCGTTGAGCTGGAGATAGCAGGGCTGAATACCCTGATGGAAGAATGTATCCTTCATCTTCCGGGGTGTTCCGATCTCATGCTGCGCAAAGAGCTTCAACATTGTTTCCGGGACTTCTGCCGCAGAACGGGAACACTGATAATCACGGATGAATGGGATGTGACCTATTCCGATCCCACCTTTCCGTTGAGCAAAGGAGATGGCCAGTTCCTGCTTCTGCACTGTGTGAAGCTGAACGGGGTTGAACAGAGCACGGGTTACGTTCTCAAGAAAGAGTGCGGCAGTGTTTCTGTTGAGTTCACGCTGCCGGACGGGGAGCTGGACGAGGACGGCGACCCGGTTGTTTACAGCGCAGAGGTTTCATATTCCTATATTCCGCCTATCGGCTCCGAATTTGCTCCTATCTGGTTTATCACCAAATGGGGCGATGCGATTGTGGCTGGGACGCTCTTCAGGCTGATGGCAAAGCCTGGGAAGGCATGGACCGATATTGAGACAGCCAAGCTTCACGGCATGGAGTACCAGCGGCAAATGAACGGTGCCGTTATTGAGAAGCTGACAGGCGGGCATACCAAGGATATCAACAGCCGATCTTCAACACCCTTTATCTGAGGCTAGAAAATGACAACACTGAACGTACAGCTATTGGACAACAAGACTGCTTATGCAACCGGGATGGTTGTCGTTGTGGAGCCGTGTCAAGTCGTACTGAAAGGGTATGGCGATGATATCGCTGATCTGCGTGTCAGGTTCTGCGTGAGAGGGAGAGAGGTTGCCCGTTTCCCGCTGGAAGAGGCTGATGTCTGGACGGATACTGACGGCGATGCAGTCTGCGAGGTGAACACGAACACCGTTGAAGGATTGTCGGTGTTTAAGACAAGAAACTGTAGCTGTGACCTTGAAAGCTATGAGTGCCTTGTCCTGATTGAAGATATTGTCGCGCCGAAAGCGCTGATATGCTCTTTCAAAACATCGTTCAAGAACTGGCCGCAGGTTGACGGTACCGAAGTCCCCTACAGCCTTGCCGCTTTTCCTGACACCGTTGCAGCCTTGCAGGACTCTCTCGCTGCTTTACAGGCAGAATATGATGCCCACGACCACAGCACGGATGATCCGCAGCAGGTTGCCCATTCTTCTCTTGTGGAGATCGGGGACAACTCCCATGCCGACATCGATGCTGCGCTTTCATCTTTGACGGCCTCCCTCGCAGAGGCTCAGGACGACATTGTTACGAACGAGACCGAGATTGCCACGGTGGCTGACGCAGTTGCCAGCCATGTTCACAACGGGACTAGCAGTCAGCAACTTGCTCATTCTTGGTTTTCCGGCATCGGTACCAAGAGCCATGACCAGCTTGAAGCTTTGATTGCGGCGGGGGTTGCTTCGACCACTGCCCTTATAGAAAGCTATGAGGCGCACAAGCATACCGGCGGCGACGGCACCGTAGTTGTTTCGATTTCTGATGTTGACGGCTGGGCTGCTGAGGAAGCCCGTATTGTTGCTCTTGAAGGTGCAGTTGCTGCGTTGACGGCAGCTCTGGCAGCTCTGGACGCGGAGGCCGTAAAGAAGCAGACAACGCTTTACACGGTGACGGCTCCAGTGGCAGGGATATATCGCAACATCAACGAGGACATGAGCGGAGACGAGCTTGCAAGAGCAATCCCGACGATTGTTGCCGATCTGAAAGCGAGAGGAATCCTTTAATGAACCGAATAATTGCATGTCTAGTTTTACTGGCATTCACGGCATCGGGCCAGAAAGTCCGGCTTGGTGACGTGAACATGCGCAATGTTTCTGTTGTGACGAACGAACAGGACACCGTTTCGCTGCCTCGTGTCGCTTTGCTCGAAGGCCGCACCAACGAGCTGAGTACCAACCGCGCCGACAGGCTCTGGAGCACCGCCACCAACTATCTCGACGGCGCTGGGGTGCTGTATGAGATTGTGTCCACGCCGATTTATACCGACACGCTTAAACCCGCAAACTGGACATACGGCGTTAAGTTTTACAGCGTGGATATCGCGGGAGTCGTAACGCCGGACGTTTGGAGCCCGTACGCCGACTGGCGCCCGGAGGATGTGCTGATGGCGGCGTATCGGGCGGAGGGTCATCCATCTAACTATCTGTTTATCGGATCGTTCGAGGGGACTGCGCCCCCGTTTGCCGTGCTGACTTATTGGAACGGCGAGCAGTATGTTGAGTTAGGGGATAGCACCTACAATCTAAGCTCCGTGATGCCTGCGGTGATTCCGGTGGCGGATAAGGGTGAGCCGCAGCGCGAGTTCCATCGCGGTGTCTCCTTCGCAACCAACATCATCGACCGCGCCGCACGGACAAACGAAATGGCTGTTGCGTTTGCTGGCAAGGCGGCGGTAAGTCACGCACACAGCTACACCGCGATAACCAACGCTCCGTGGCTCACCGGGCAGAACCCCGCGAGCGCGGCGGACTGGACATGGACAAACGACGGCAGCGAGATCACGCTCACGGGCTACAGCGGGCCGAATGCGGTAGTGATACCCGACATGCTGGAAGGTCTGCCGGTTACGGGATTCGGGACAGTGTTTTTCTCAAAGAAAAGCATCACGAGTGTAAGCGGCGGCGTAAACATTACCAGCATCGGCGACAGTGCGTTTGAGGAGTGCATCGCGCTGCTCTCCGTAAGTTTGCCCTCCGCAACCAGCATCGGCGTGTATGCGTTTGGGTATTGCATCGCGCTGACCTCCGTAAACCTGCCCTCCGCGACC